TGATGATCGAAATGGTAAGAAGTCAGGTTCGAAAAAGAATGGTAAAGGTAAGCAGAATGCCGGTCCCAACCGGCAAGCTTCTATGACCCCTAAGAAATTTAATAACTCAAGGAACACCGTCCGACCTGGTAAGTCTCAATCAAGACTCACTCCAGCGACTGGTCTTTCTAATTGTGTTGCTAAATTTTATAAGGTTATCACAGACCCCTTTGACATCCCATCATGTCAAGGTGCTTGTGTCCCCACTTATCCTTCACCACCTTCTCAGAAGTATTACTTCACTACTGATGTCAGCTTCTTTGCTGGTACGAACGGAACCGGTTATCTTGCTGTAACTCCTCAGGCATGGACAGGCGTCGCAGGTAGTATTACTTATACTACTACCTCAAATCCTGATGCAAATGTCTTTACTTGGACATCTGCTTATGTGACCTCTGGTTATCTAGCTCAAGCCGGTTTTGCGGGTCCTGCGTATTCCATTTCACAGGCCACAGGTTCCGGAAGTGAGAATGCCTTTGTTCGCGCCAGAATAGTTGGTTTTGGTGCCCGCGTATGTTACGTGGGTACTGAACTCAATACTTCTGGTGTCTACATAACTGGACATGATCCAGCTCATTCAGGCATCCTTTCTTCCACCGCTCCAGTTACTTTGTCTACCATCTTATCTCAACCTTTCATTAAGAGAACTCCTATTGTGAAAGGTGAGTGGGTAGAGGTAAATGGATTTGTAGCTACTCAGAATGAATGTGATTATACAAATTATGAGGAGAACAATGATTCGAATAAGTATCCATGGTCCAACGGAACCGTCGATGGAGGTATGACAGGAGCTCCTGGACCACCTGTCATCTTTATCGGTGTTGTTGATGCCCTTCCGGGATCACAATTTTACGTTGAAACCATTACATATATCGAATATGTTCCTGGAGCTTCAGCTGGGGGGTCTGTCTTTATGTCAGGGATGTTATCTCCCTCACATGCTGATCCCCAAGGTTTTGCTGTTGTCCAGACTGCTGCATCAAATGCCTCCTTTTCTGTCACTGGAAACAGAGAGGCTGATTGGAAACGTACTATGGCGTCAGCCTTGAAAGGTGCTCTTCGGGACATTGTCC